AGCGCGCCTCGGGCGGCACCACCAGCAGCTGTGCCCCGGGCGCGGTGGGCGGCCAGTGCAGCGGTGCGCCGTAGGTTTGGTCCGGGTCCTGTGCGGCGGCGTCGGTGTCGCTGGCAATCTTGAGCAGCAACAGCGCCAACAGCAGGTAAGTGGCCGCGTTGGTATCGGCGGAGTCGCTGAGGGGCTCGCGCGCGGCGCTCAGCGCGGCGTGCGTGGCGTGTGCACCGGGCACCCCCGCCATCGTCTTCATGCGCCGCTCCCCTGCAACACCTGCTCGGCCACCACGGCAATCTCCTGTTGGCGAATGTGGATCAGCGCTTCCAGGCAGCGCTGTTCGGCCTGCGCCGCGCTGGCAATGCCCACAATGCGCCGCTGCTGCGCCACCGGTGGCACGTACACCGGCAACTGTGCCACCGCTGTTTTGCGCAGGCTCTGCTGGCGTGACCCGGCCGCTTGCTGGCGCAGGTACGCCTGTGCCGCGCGCTGGTTCAACTGCCAGGCCAGGAAAGCCGGCAGCAGATCGGGCGTGCACACCCGCAGCACATACAGGTGCGGGCTGCACACCGTGGATTCTGGCGGGTTGTGCAGCAGCATCGCCAGCGGGTGATTGCCGCGCCCGGCGATCAGAACATCCTGATGGCCGCTATCCTGAACTGGTTGATGGTCAACCAGCCGGACTCGCTGGCCAACGATGAACTGAGGGAAAGGCTTTTCAGTTTTGAGGCCGACATTCTCAGGAATGACCTGGCGGATATCGCTATCTTTCTGGAGCTGACCGAGCGTGTTCTGGTTTCCGTTAATGGCGGGATGGCAACAGTGACAGCGATCCCTGAGCCGGGCAACCCGGAAGAGCAGGACAACTACTGGTTGAGCCATGGAAAACCTTAAGAATATCGAGTCCTGGCTGGACGACCTGTTGAAGCAGCTTTCCCCGCCAGAACGCCGGAAGCTGATGCGCGACGTGGCGACTGAACTGCGTAAGCAGCAGCAGAACAATATCGCCATGCAAAAAAATCCGGATGGCACTGCATTCGAGCCGCGAAAATCTTCTGGCCGGGCGAAACAGGGGCGCGTCCGCCGTAAGATGTTCAGCAAGCTACGAACCAATCGCTATATGAAAGCCAACGCCACTGCCGACAGCGCGGAGGTTAAGTTTGATCCGCGTGCTATGCGTATTGCCCGCGTCCACCATTACGGGCTAAGGGATCGGGTCAGCAAATACGGCCCGGAAGTCACCTATGCCCGCCGTGAATTACTGGGTATCACCGAAGTTTCAGAAGAGATGGTTCGCGACATTATTCTCACCCACCTGTCCCGCTGATTGTTCTGTAAACCAGACAACACCCCTTCATCGACTGCCATTTTGCCTGTGGCAGTCTGCTTCCATGAGCGCAAAAAACGATATCAATGAACTCCTGCGCCTGCTGCTGAACGTGGTCCGTACGGGAATCATCACCGAAGTGGATACCGAAAACTGGCTTTGCCGGGTGGCGACAGGCGAACTGGTAACAAACTGGATCCCCTGGCTGACCACGCGCGCCGGGGGTGCTGTTACATGGTGGGCACCGTCCGTAGATGAGCAGGTGTTACTGCTGTCCGTTGGGGGTGATCTCTCAGCGGCTTTTGTGCTGCCTGCGATTTACTCCAACGACCGGCCGCCGCCATCGACTGACGAAAAAGCCATGGTGACGGACTTCCCGGACGGTGCCCGGTTCGAATACAGCCCGGCAACGGGGACGCTGCACGTTTCGGGGGTAAAGAAGACCATTTATGAGTCTGAAAGCATCGAGATGAACACCGATGAGTTCACCCTCAATGCTGGCAAAACGGTAATCAACGGGCCGGTTGAACAGAGCGGCGGCTCTATGTCTTCCAACGGTGTTGTTGTGGATGGTCATGACCATGGCGGCGTTGTGAAGGGTGGTGACTGGACTAAGGGGATCAAATGAGTTCGCGATACATCGGCATGAACCAACAAAACGGAAGCCGCATTACCGATCTGGACCATGTACGGCAATCGGTGCGGGACATTCTTATTACGCCGGTCGGTAGCCGGGTTGCCCGTAGGGAATACGGCTCATTAATACCCGAGTTGATTGACCAGCCGCAGAACGGCGTCACCCGGCTGCGAGTCATGGCTGCGATTTATGGTGCGCTGTCGCGCTGGGAGCCACGCATTCGACTGAACACCATCAACATTACGGGCGCAATGGATGGCTCGATGGTGGTGGAACTTACCGGGTACCGCACGGACGGTGGCCCTGTTGATCTATCTGTAGAACTGGGAGTCTGAGAATGCCCATTGTCGATTTATCGCAGCTACCACCGCCCGAAGTCGTGGATGTCCCGGATTTTGAAAGCCTCTATGCGCAACGTAAGGCGAATTTCATTGCGCTCTACCCGCCAGAAGAACGGGCGGCAATCACCCGCACTCTGGAACTGGAGTCAGACCCGATAGTGAAGCTCCTGCAGGAGAATACCTATCGTGAAATTCTGCTCAGACAGCGGATTAACGAGGCAGCACAGGCCGTAATGGTAGCCTATGCCATCGGCAGCGATCTTGAGCAGCTGGCAGCAAGCAATAATGTGCAGCGACTTACGATCACCCCCGAAGACCTGACGGCAGTGCCGCCAGTTGAGGCAGTCATGGAGTCAGACTCAGATTTACGCCAGCGCATTCCGGCAGCTATGGAGGGTTTGAGCGTTGCAGGCCCGTCTGCGGCCTATGAATTTCACGCGCGCAGTGCTGATGGGCGTGTGGCTGATGCGTCAGCTATCAGCCCGACACCGGCAAATGTCACCGTTACAGTTCTTTCCCGCGAAGGAGATGGAACGGCAGCGCCGGATCTGCTTGCCGTGGTGAAAGCTGCACTCAACGATGAAAGCGTACGCCCGGTGGCTGACCGCGTAACTGTGCAGTCTGCTTCCATCGTGAATTACACGATTAATGCCCAGCTCTATCTCTATCCGGGGCCGGAAGCGGAACCCATCAAAGCGGCGGCTATTGAGCGGCTGCAATCCTACATCAAAGCCCAGGCACGGCTGGGACGTGATATCCGCAAATCTGCCATTTACGGTGCGCTCCATGTGGAAGGGGTCCAGCGTGTAGAGCTGACCGCACCTGCGGTTGATGTGGTGCTGGATAAGTCAAAGGCGGCTTACTGCACGGCGGCAACCGTAACCATCGGGGGTACGGATGAATAGCCTTCTCCCGCCGGGATCGGCTGTGCTTGAGCGCCGACTGGCTCAGGCCTGCAGCGATATCAGCAACCTTGATGTGCCGCTGCGTGACCTGTGGAACCCGTGGAAATGCCCGGTGAAGTTTCTGCCCTATCTGGCCTGGGCGTGTTCGGTTGACCGCTGGGATGAGGCCTGGGCAGAGAACGTCAAGCGCAAGGCCGTCAGCGACGCCTTTTTTATACACAGCCGCAAAGGGACGCTTGCCGCTATACGTAGCGCGGTTGGTCCACTCGGCCGAATCATTGGCATTACGGAATGGTGGGAAAACAATGCTACTCCCGGCACGTTCGAGCTGGATATTGGTGTGCCGGAAAGCGGCATGACGCCCAACATGAACACCGAAATGGACAGACTCATCAGTGACGCAAGGCCCGTCAGTCGTCACTGCTCAATCAACATCGTGCAGGAGGTGCCGGGTTATCTGTACACCGGCGGTGCCATCTATGACGGCGACATTATTACGGTTTATCCAGGGTAATTATCATGGCGAAATTTAAAACTATTATCACCACAGCAGGTGCCGCAAAAATCGCAGCGGTTCTGGCAGGCACCGCCAGCATTGTTCTGGACAATACCGCAAAAATGGCCGTGGGTGATGGCGGCGGCACGCTGCCCACCCCGAACCCTGCCCAGACAAAACTGGTCAGGGAGGTTTACCGCGGGCCGATTAACAGAGCGAGCATTGATGCCAGCGATCCGAAAAATATTGTTGTTGAACTGGTGATTCCACCGGAAAAACCGGAAACGAGTGGATTCTGGATCCGTGAAATGGCGCTGTATGATGCCGCCGGAACACTTCTGGCCGTCG